TCACAAGCCATAATTCAGATTCTATTAAGATAATGTAAACTCAACCAAGTCAGCAATACGAGCGATTTGAACACCAAGTTTGAAACGAACCTTGTAGTAGATTACGTCATCGTCTTTGGAGTACCAAATGTCGAATACCTCATGGTCATTCATTCCGTCAACTCCAATGTAGAAGTTGCTTGTCTGCCCAAGAACCATTCGGTTCGTTCCGTCAAGACCGTGAACACCCACCAAAGTGACATTCTTGCCAGGGATTTGAACCGAGTAGTTCACCCATTGAGTTTGGTCAATGTGGAAGTTGTTTTGGGCGATCTGTGCAGTTACCCACTTGTCAAACGTGTCAGTTCCACAGAACAATACTTGATTTTGCTTACGTCTCAGTCGAGCCGGACGAGCATCAATCATTGCGTTTACGATTGTTACAGCGTTGGTGTTATCCGAAGCAGTAGCAGAAATAGCTGATACTGAGTTGGTGTTACCGGCTGTTGCTGTACCCGCATCGTCGATAAGCTGCATAAAGCCATCGAATTTGTTGGTGATAGGGTCTGTGTTAGAACCCGCATCGTTACCTTGCCAAATTACAGTCTCGTTGTTCTCTTGTACCAAAGACAAGATTCCCATCGCTACATCTTCCTCGAAAGTCAAAGACTCTTGCTGTGCGTTAGCACCTTGACGGAGCAAGTTCTGAGTCCATTTAGCTTCCAAGTCGATAGGGCAAAGAGAGTCGAAGTACTTGATACCTACAACTGTGATTTCTGCCTGTGTGAAAGTGGTTGATCCTGATGCTGTGTTTGAGCAACTATCGTCCTGCGGATATGCAGTAAGATCGAAGAGCTGCAAAGCATCTTTGTGTTTTACGCCCGTTTGGAAACTCACATACTCTTGTGTAGTCCCCTCGAAATATAGGCGGTGGAGCAATTCCGTTGAGGACTGATCCACATAATTCGTTAATGATGATACGTCAAATGACATTGTTATTTCTTTTTAAGTAGTACGTTACCCATTGCGATTGCTCTCTCTGCTCGTGTCATCTCCTTAGTCGAAGGTGTCTTTGCAGGAGTTTCTACCGCAGGAACTTTGCTCATTTCTGCAAGTAGTTCAGCAGCTTGTTCTTTGATTTCTGCGTTCTCAGCTTTCGCTTCGTCACGCTCCTTAGAAACCTCAGAAAGTCTTGCTTCAAACCCTTCTACCTTCTCAGCGAGTGCAGCAACTGTCTCAGAGAGCTTATTGAGAGCATCTGCTTCCGCGCTTGGAGTTTCGTCTGTTTCAGCTTCGGGAGTTTCCTCTGTGGAAGCCTCCACCTCGACTTCCTCTACAGTCTCCTCAGAAACGAGTGACTTCAAGAAGGCGAGTAGCTTGTTCTTTTTTTCTTCCATTCTATCTATATAAGTGATTAGTCTACTAAAGTGTCTAATTTGCTCAAGATCATATCAGCTAGTTCTTCTAGCTCCTTATCCTCCTTGCTCATTGCCAACGATGCGGACTCGCCCGTGTCTGCTAGAGAGTAGATGCCCTCAATGCTGAACCCTGTGAATACGCCTTCCTTGATGTATCTTTCCCAAACCTCATCATCCTCTACTCTGAACATTCCGAACCAAGTCCCGTCCGGGTGATCTTGAAGTTCCACAGGAGGATTGATACCCATAGAGCTATCCTTAATGAAAGAGCTTACCATATAAACACCGTCAAGTGTCCACTCCTGGTCATGCTCCGCATTCGTGTTGTTTGTCTTAGATGTCTTGAAGTACTTGTAGACAGTCTTCTCGATTACATCCTTACTAAAGCGTATGAAGAACGGGTTGCCCGAATCGTCTCGTCTAAGAACCAGCTTGTCGGGAATCAGTAACGCTCCTAAGATTAAGCGTTTCTCCTCTGATTGCAGTTTGTATTGAGCTGTGCTGTGATTAAATGCCAACCATGCGCTCTCCATAGCAGGGCTAGAAACGAGACTCACAGTATTTACTCCACCATTCACCTCATCAAATACAATGTCGAAAATTGGTATATTGTCCATACATAACTATAAGTGCTATGTACGGCTATCTGTCTAATTAGAGTCGGGAGCGAACCTTAGTCTTGCTCACCTTGTCTGTGGTTGTTCGGATGTCATGCTCTAAAACATATACTCTGACTGCTGAACCTGGTGTTTCCCCGCCACTTAGGTTTGAGAACCCTGTTGTTGTTACAGGCATTGTACCTTCGGCAGAAACAGAGTCAGTTGTTTTTGATGGTAGCTTCTGAGCTCTTATTGCAGCGACTCTAGCCATACCTGCCGTTATAGCAACAGCAGCAGCTATCTTAGCTTTTACTATTGATGTTGGATCAAGAGGATTTAGTTGGCTTGTGTATGCCCTCTGTGCTGCAACTATTGTGTCTATGATAGTGGTGGCTATCGCTACTTGCTTCTGTATCTTGAATAGCCTTTCCTCGTTCTTAGTGTTCTTTTCAGCTAACCCGCCTATAAACTCTATACTATTTGCCATTATAGCTCCAATAGCTGATGTGAAGAATTGTTGCTTTTCTATGCGATTGTTAAAATCCTCCATCATCAATTTTAAGGCTTTTTCATCTGTTTCCCTTTGTCGTTTGACAAACTCCGCATCCTTTTCAGCCATCCAGTCTAGGTGATCCTGCCATAGCATTTCCCTTTTATCAATAGCCTGTTGCTCCACAATATCTAGGGCAGCTAATTCATCAGCTTGTAGTTGGGCTATTTGCTCCTCTGATATAGTAGTGCCTTCCATTGACTCAGCCATAAGTCCTGAGTAGAATTCCTTGATTCTTGCCTTCTCTTTCTCCTCCCACTCAGTTACAGCATCGGTTTGTAGTGCTATTAAGGCATCATTAAATTGCTTTGCCTCTAGCAATATTTCACCCGCAGGCTTTCCGTAAAATTCCACCACATACCCGCGTTTTTTAGCTTTACCACCATTCTGTTTTCCGAAAAGCTGCTCCCCCTTCAATCTGAGGAATTGGTAAGTCTCCAACGCTCTCTGCGCTTCTGGAATTAACTCATTCTTTAATTCTTTCCACCTTTCGGCTTCGACCAAAGACATATCTTCACCCTTAGCCTTAATCTTATTTAATTCTTCTCTATATTTTGCCACCCTCTTAGCCTCAATACCCTCTCGCTTCATGTTCTCTAAGTATTCCGTATACTTCTTGGCTATTTCGTCATCGGTGAACCTTTCTTGCAGCTTTTTAAAGTTAGGAATCTCCTTCTCTAGCTCTTTCATTGCTTGTCTAGCTACTTCTGGGTCAAATATTTCGAGAGGGTCACTATCGTCCATCTGACTTATCAATGCCTCTATCTTGGCTCGCCTTTCATCAATCGACACTATGCTTTCCTGCAACGCCTCATTTAAAGACTTCTGAGCTTCAGCCTGCTTATTTGTTCGAGACTCCCATATTGTCAATAGCGACAATAGCCCCTGTATTGCGACTATAACCCCCATCGGTCCCATTAGTGCCGCACCAAGCTCCCTCCCCATAAACTGCAATCTGCCCATAGCGTTTATTCCTTTTGGTGCCTGTTTTGAAAGCTCTCCCATCATCGTAGCAACCTGACCAATGTTGTTTGCCATCCCCCTCATGCCGTAAGCCGCGTCCGAAGCGATACGAGACATCTCTAAAGCCGACTGCCCTGCTAGATTTGTAGCCTTGCTTTGTTTGCCGAGATTAGATGTACTTTCTTCTGTTTCCTTATTAAGTTTCTTGACTTGTTTCTCGGCACGTTTCATCGCTCGAGTTGTGGCATCAAGGCTTTGGACGTTGCCCTCATTGTCAACGACCATTTTTAGCGTTATCTCTTTCAGTTTCGCCATTATGTCTCGATTATTCTGTAATAAACTCTGTAAGTCACATCACCCCCACTACCCGTAAACTCTGTTGAATCAACCATAATCTCTACGCCCTCACCTAAGTCGGGTGATAGTGGAGGCGTTAGTGAAGAGTAATAAACCGCATCTGCCGTTCCCGTCATAGACCCCACAAGTGTTCCAAGCGTAGTTCCCGATGTAACCGTCTTAATTATTCGCACACCCCCGTCCGCATAGGCAGTTCCGTCATAGTCCAGCTTCTCTGTGATTCTAGTTATGTCGTAGAATTGGTTGTCCTCTAAGTCGGGTAAGAACTGTATAGGCGTTGCCGCCAACGTATTGAATACGCTATTATCGAAAGTGAACTCTTGATACCTCTCGTAGTTTATGTCGTTGATCCAAACTTCATTATCTCTAAAAACATCTCTGCCATCGGTGTTTATCAGCACAGCACCACTAGCCTGGACATTGTTCCCAGATGCGTTCATTAATGCAAAACCAGCAGTCCCTGTGCCTATTAAGTTAGCATCGCCATACACAAAACCGACCCGACCACCTATAGTATTCCCGTCACCCCAATCTTTCTCTTGTGGGAATTTGTTGCCACCACTCCCCTCACCCCTATATATGAATGGCAAAGTGTCTCCGTTATCATCCGTCTCTCCGTAACCCGTATTGAGTTTGTATCGGTCATAGGTTGGATTCACCCACGCCCCTGCTTTGAGGAACTTGCAGTATGTTAGCCCTCCTTTTTCGAGATCATAGTCACTCACACTTACAAGCCTCCAATCTGCATCAAGGAAATGGTATAGCTTTCTGAATGACAGGTTTACCCAATCGTAATAGCTCAAGTCGAACCACCCCTCAAATATCTTTGAGTCTTTGTCAGTTATTTCCTGGATGAACCGATACCAATACAGGGTATATAGATTCCTGTTTGGGTATTGTGGGTAATCCGAAGACCCATAAGCTCTGTTGTAAAATATGTTCTTCGGGAAGAACCACAGGAAGTCATACGTTGGTGTGATCGGGTTGTCTAAATGCCCCGCATACGGGTATGTGGTGTATATTACATCCGTAGCTGCTCCCACTTGGTTTCCATTCACTAACGTCCAAGGATCTCCACTTATCAAACCGCCATAGTAAATGATTCTCGGCTTCGCCTCTTGAATTTCGGGTAGACCATCATCCTTATAGAAGGACATATCTGAGATCACCCTGTTGTTTGGTATATTACCCGCCTTCGAGTTTGACAAAACCGTAGGGGCAAAATCTAGCTTAATCTCTTCTACATCCGTCTGAAAGTCGTTGTTGACATACACGCGCTTGTCTCCGTATATATCGCCATCCCATGAATCCGTATATATGGTGTTCCATATATCATCATCCTCATTCCATGTGAAGTAATACTCCTTCTTGTTCAACTCTCCCATTGGAGTGATTTTGCGCTCCTTGTCGTATGCGAGTATATCTGTCCAATCCTCCTTAGTTGACTGCAAGTAACCCTCATCTCTAGGCTCTATAAGTAAGGTTCTATCCCCTGTTTGCTCAATGTATAGGTTGAACATCTTAGAGATGTTTCGCATAAACTCACGCTGAGTCCAATCCGGTATAGCTCTCGCCAATGTCACCGTCTGCCCATTCTTCATGGTGGGATTTACCACGTTCCCAAAAAGCGACCCAGCTTGTACATTTATATTCCAATCACCGTCTATGCCAGATATAGCCATACCCGCACCCCCAACTGTTTGAATTTCTATATCTGTCAGCGATACAAAAATAATGTCACCATCCTCTATGTCATGCTCTGAGGTTGTTAAGTTTATGTCCTCGGTATTTGTTGAAGTGCTACCCGCTGATAGTGTGGTTGAAAAGAATGTAAATGTGAAGTAGTTGCCTATCTCAAATGTCTCAAGTCTTCTATATACACCCCCTCTATTCCTTATTATAGAGAACTTAGCCCTAACCGCCCCTACGGAAGATATTGGACTAGCCCCAACGTACTCCACGTCTGCAATGAATTTTATTCTAAACGCACAAGTCACATCCCCTGCCGCTGTGTAATCGTAACTAGAGGTATCCCACTCTGTTCCCGATGTGTTCTGTAAGACGTTCGCAAGTAAAGACCCCGTATCTAGCGGGAATTCGAACGGGGTTGCTAGACTGAGATCCCTACTGTTCGGGATACTGAAAGGAGCGTCATTAGCTACCGTAAATGTGAGGTCATTTATCTCGCTATTGGTTAGCTTTACGGATGCACTAGGACTAGGTATTATTAACTTCTCGAAGTTATCCGTAGATAGGAATGTGGATTCGTAACTCCACCCCGCCTCTGTAAATATCTGATCCCAAACCGCTTTAACAAATACTGCGGGTCTGAACTCTGTCCAACTCCACCAATTACGCTGATACTTATGCCCGTAATCAATCATCGGGTACACGTATCCGTCTGTATAGTCGTTTGACCAGGATGCCACCACATTTGCCCTCGTGAAAGAGTGGTTGTACGCTGAAATGTCTAAGTCCCCCAATCTCTTCTCGCCCACCTCTTCAAAGAACTCACCCGCACCACCGAACGCAGTCAAGTGATACACCACCTTCTCGTCCTCAATAGTTATGTTATCTAGCTTACAGAACCCTTGGAACGTGACCAAATCATCTACCCAATGCTGAAAACTAGCCTTTAGGTTCGGGTTAAAGTCCGGTGTGAAGTTCTCTGTTGACGTATTCTGAACGATAATGTTCGTGTCGAATAGGTGGTTAAAGACTTTATTCGCCTCAGTATCACCTACTATGCTAAATGTCTTAGAGTAGAACCCAGTCCTAGAGCTTATGTCCTCTAGTGGCGCAATCTCTTTTGTGATTACTACGGGTTCGTCTACTTCCGCATTGATTATCTGCCCTCCAATTACGATCATCCTCTCTGTCTTACGTCTTTGCTATCTATTACAAAATCGAGTTCAATGTTGAATGCTTTGTCTCCTACCGAGTTCTTCACTTCGTACATACTTCCTTGCGGCACAATCTGAATAAGCTGGTTGCTCGTTTCGGTTGTGCGCCTCCACCAAACCATAGGGCTAGAGAATAGGTCAGCGAACCCCTCTGCCATCCATGCAGGGATTATTCGGCTATTCACTTTGTACTTTCTCTTCGTTCGGGTAGAGTCTGTACCCATCTTCCTAGCGTGTAGATTATCAGTAATAGTAGAACCATCTGTGTTGATTGATACTGTATTCCTCATATACCGACTATTCTCCCACTCATAGTTCTTATATGGTCTTCCTGTGAACACATAGGAATCAATGCCACCCAATCGGTTTAGCCAAAGTATCTCGTAGTTCGTATAGGTGTCGCAAGGTGTGTGGTCAATCTCATACAACAAGAAATTGCTCCCTCGTCTTATTGCTGCGCCACCACCGGAATCGTCAGGATCATACCAACAAACAGCCATGTACTTATCATCTGTGTTTACCGTGAACGTTATACCCCCTGTAGCGTTCAATTCGTCCGTACCGACATTCATAGAGCGCACACAGTAC